AGGGCCTCACTCGCCTGCACGGATGCATCGGCTTCGGCCTGGCGCTTTTGGTAGTCGCCCATGGCTTCGGCCTGGTTGCCCTGCTGGATGGCGCTAAAGGCGCTGACGCCCGAGCCGGCGATGGCCGCGACAGCCGCGATTTCAAGACCAGTACACATGATTAAAGCTCCATGACAAAAAACAACCCGGCGTCTTGTGCGCCCTGGCTTCGGTATAAACGGGCCGTCGATTCGACGTGGACCCCGGTGGTGATGCCCATGCGCAGCTTCTTGGCGCCCTGCGACTTGCACCAGGCTTTCAAGGCTTTTATCAAGCGAATCGCCATGATGCCGTTGCGGGTGTCGGGCCGCATGAACAGCGCATGCTCATAGCCGACTTTTTCCTCAGAAAACCAATACTCGGTGACGCCCCCGGCAATGCCGCCGACAATCTCGCCGCCCTGGCGGACCACAAAGACCACGCCGTCTTGCGTCATCAAACGCCGCAGCAGGGAAGACACCTTGTAGCGGCTGTACGAGACATCCCGGTAATCGGATTCCTCGTGCATCAGCGCGCCCAGCTCGACCATGCGGTCCACGTCCTCGATCTTGCCGACTTCAATCATTGGTAGATACCTTTCGGATCAGGTTGAGCAAATGAAACGGCAGCGGGTAAGGCTGCGTGATGACCTGGTGGGTCTTGTAAATCTGGTCGGTGAACGTCGCCACGCGGATGTCGCCGGCAAAATCAGGCGGCGCCTGGTCCAGCAGGTCGGCGCCAAAGCGGCGCGGGTCGATCGCCTGCCCGTTCAATACGACTGCTTTTGTGTCCAGCACGCGCAGGATGACTTCGGTGATGCTGACCGGATTGCCCTGGATGGTCGAGCCGTTGCCGTTGATTTCGACCTGCAGGGCTTCGACCAGGGCGGTGTAGCCCAGGCCGATCTGGGTAGTGATGGCCGTGCGCGGCAGGATGACCTGGCCCGATGACACCAAGAATTCCCCCATGTAGGCGCCGTCGGCCAGCACCTGCACGGTCATGCCTTCCAGGTGGCTCAGCCCGGCCCAGGTGTCGCGCCCGGCCGCGTCATACCCGACGACACAGGAATCGAGCGCCACGTCCACGTCAAATACTTCGATGTAGCGCCGCGACACGCCGCCCACGGTGCGATTGACGACCACGTAGGCATCTTCTGCCGTGCGGGTCGGCACATTGGCGACCGACTCGAACGCGCCTTGCGTCAGCCAGCGGCCCCAGCCGACGACATCCTGCTCCACGTCATAGGCGCAGACCGCCAGCTGGCCATCGGCGCGCACGCACAGCAGGCGCGGGTCAGGGGTTTTCTGGTAGGCCATCTCCACGATGCCGCTGGCCGTAATGTGTTCGGAAAAAATCGTTCGGTCGGGCGCGTTGAAGCCGTCATTCTCGTAGCGGTAGCCGATGCCGTGGACCTTCTTGCCCGCCGCCTGGACGAACAGGGTTTCATTGCCGACCTTGACTGGGCGCACGGAATTGGCGCCAGCGGAAGACTCGTCGGTCTTTTGGATGTTCGTCGGCCCCAGCGGCTTTTGGTCGTTGCCGCCGTTGATGCTCATTTCGTCCAGGTCCGTGAGGGCCAGCAGCCGGCGTGAGGGCGTCAGGTGCTGAATCGGGCTGTTGCGCGCGCCATCGAGTTCAAAGGCAAACCCGGCATCGTCCTCCACCCCGACTGCGAAATTGAGCGTGTCGCCGACAAAGCTGCCCCACAGGTGCTGCGGGTAGCTGTAGGTCGAGGCGTAGAGCAATCGCTGACCGCCCAGGGCCACACAGCGCGGATACCCCGTGAAGGGGTTCCAGGTCGGCGCGGTCAAGAGCCAGCCGTTCGGCGGAACGGCCACCGTTGACGACGCTTCAATGACGATCAAGGCCGTCGCCGTCCCGCCCGACACGCTGGTGATCTTGTAGGTGCCGCCGTTGACCTCGACGGTCTTGCCGACATCCTCCGGCCGCCAGTCGGGCGTGGTCATGCCCCAGGCGTTCGAGGCATAGCTCAGACTCAGGAAAATCTCGCTGATGGTGATGGCGACCTGCGTGGGACTGGTGAACCCGGTGATGACGGCGATGCCGGTGTCGGCATAAATAAACTTACCCACATCCCCAGCAGTAAAGGCCGGCACGTCGCTGGCGGCCGCGGTGGCGCCTGCTGCCTTTGCGGCCAGCGTGAGTTTGGCAGCAATGGGGACGGCAATATAAAGCTGTGCGGTAGCGCCCGTCGGCTCTTTCGTGTCCACGCGGACAAACGCCTGCGGACTGCCGGCCAGCGACCAGGCGCCGTCCGTGATGACGCTGGCGGCAAACGGCGTGATGATTTCCAGATTGATCTGCGTCGGGGAGTTTTGGCCCGTCACCACGCCGCGCCCGGCACCGCTTTGCAGCACCCGCCCGATGTCCGTGATTCGGAAAGCCGAGGCGGAAGCGGTGGCGGTTTGCGCCCCCGGATTGACAGACGAGAGGGTCAGCGTGGCCACCGGGAAATTGCCCAGTTCGCTGCTGGGTGCATTGCTGAACGGCATGTTCATCATCACCCATTGCGTGTCGGAAAAGCGCTGCAGCCGCTGCGGATAAGCGCCTTCGTGCGCAAAGAACGCCGTGTCCGACTTCTGTGCATAGCGAATCTCGCGCCGCATGTCTTCGGCAAAGGGCATGCCGACCTCATACGGTGCCCCGCCCGACACGATGGCCTGGCGGTCCCGGATGAAGCGCATGTAGCCGCCGCCGACCTCGATCACATAGGACTGGTCACGCGAGAACACAAAGTCGATCAAGCGCGCCGGGTTGCTGGCCTTTGTTTCGGCAATGAAGCGCGTTCCGGGCCGGCGCCGCGCACCGCCCTGGATGGTCAAAGCGATGTTTTCCTGCCGGCGGCTGCCATTGGCATACTTCGCCACGTCCATGCGGCCCAGGGCAATGCGGGGCGAGAGTTCGCCGCTGGAGAAATTCGATTGAATGATCGTGGTGCGGGCCATCTAGTTGCGCCCCGTCAACAGCGTGTAGTCATCGCTCAATGACTGGCTGGGGTCTTCCTGCGAGTCGATGGCGCGCGCCGTTTTCGCCAAGGCGGCGTATTCGGCCTTGAGTTCGTCGCGCAGGCTGGTCGATTGGGTCAGCGGGTAGGCGAGCTTCCAGAGCATGCGGGCGATCATCAACTCCTGCAGCTTGGCGTCCCACGTCGATTCGTCCTCGTTGCGAAACACATACTCGATGGACAGCGATGGACCCGGCGCCATGATGTTGCGGCCGACGACGCGCCATGAAGCCGTCTCGGGCGCCATATCGACCCGCACGTCCCCGACCGACACCAGGCGCAGGCAGTCGCCGGGCAGGCCGAACTGCGCGCGGTAGCCAAACACCGGTGCTCCCGCCAAGGGCGCCAGCACCACGCGCTTAAGGGCGCAGTTCCAGATGTGTTCACGCAGGATCGAGTCCCGCTCAAAGGGGTAGAGGTTCGCGCAGATGCGCGCCATGTCTCCCGGCTCCTCGAATGAACTGATCGGCGACTTGCCCAGTTGCAGCAACGCCGCCGAACAGATATTGATTGCGCTGCTCATCTTTTCCCCTGTCAAACGAAAAAAAGGGGCAGGCTGTGACACCTACCCCATGCTGGGCTGGGTCGCCCCAGGTTACGGCGCGATGTACGGAATCTCGACGCGGAACGGCTGATTGGCCAAGCCTGCAGCGCCGCCGAAGGTTAAATAGACCTCGCAGTCTTGCGGCAGGTAGTATTCCTGGCCGTTGATGCACTTGCTGCCGGTGTTGACCTGCGACGTTGCGGCTGCAGCGATGGCGGCTGCATTGACGATGGCGGTGGCGTCAATGGCCACTTTGGTCACGGCGTCACGCAAGCCAACCGACAAGGTGGAGGCGACCGTGCCGGCACCGCATGACACGGTGATGGGCAAGGCAATGCGCGTGCCCTGCTTGAGCACGAGCTTGGTGCCGGCGGTGTCATTGAGGGCGGGCGCCACATAGGCGGCTGCACTTTGCACCACCGCGCAGCGCAAGCCGTTCTGAACGGCTGCGGGCGACTTGCGGCCTGCGGTCTGGTCCACTTGCGAGCGGACGACCAAAAGGTTTTCTGCCATGATGAATTCTCCTGAAAATGCGATTGAAGCGAAGAAAGCCCGGACCTGGCCGGGCTGTCAAATGGGTTACTGGAAGTCGATGCGGACGACTTTTTTCTCGTCCTGGCGGCCCGCGCCGTAGCTGGCTTCCATGGAGACTTGCCAGGCGTTTTGCTTGTCGGGGCGCTGCTTGATGTCGCCCTGCTCGTAGCCGTCACCGAAGTGGATGGCGTCCTTGGTGTAGGCCACGGCAGAGTACACGCCGGCATTGACGTTCAGGCGCTCGTAGGGAATCCAGGTGAAGCCCATCCAGTTGGCGACCTTGCCGGTTTGCAGCATCTGGCCGGCGAGGAAGTCCGCGCTGGTCAGTGTGGCGTCCGACAGAATCTGGCCCATGGCGACCGAGTTGTACAGCATGTACAGTTCTTCGCCTTCCTCGAACGAGTCCACCTCGTTCGCACGCATGATGGTCTTAGCCTGGATGACCTTGGCCTTGGTGAAGCCTGTGCCACCGCCGGCGATGATCTGGCCGGCGGGCAGGGCGTAGGTGGTCGCGCCGTCGTTCGACAGCATGGGATTGAGCGCGGCGTTGTAGATGATGTCATCGACCTTGCGGTTTTTGGCATTCATCAGCGTGTTCATGTACTGCCCGCCCGTGACCGGGTTGACGATCATCTTGGGGATGTCGGCGCGGTCCAGTGGCAGGGCGCGGAAAAAGTCGCGCATCGGCACGGTGCGGGCGCCGAACAGGGTGTCGCCCCACTCGGTA